AGCAAACAAACTAAGCGGTGCAAATGCGACTGGAAGAGATACTACTGCAAACCCTACAGGATATGATCCTAAAAAAGTCCAATACTCATATCAAGACGGTAAAGCTAATCCTGACTGGCCTGGAAACAAGCCACCAGAAGATCAAAAAGATACTCCTACTGATCAAACCAATCCCACTGATCAAGACAAGCCTAAACCTAAATCAAAATACAATGTAAATCCTGGAACTCGTGCTTATCAACACTGGTTAAACTCGCATGGTGTCAAGGTTGCTATAGATGGCAAATATGGTCCAGCAACACAAGCTGCTGCCAGCACTATGTTTGAAAAGATCAAGGCAGCTAAAGAAAAAGATCTGTACGAGCCAAGATTTCAAGAATCACAGACTATGCTAGGAGTTGGCACAGCCCATAATGTTAAGCCAAGCCCAGGAACAAGTTACATGTGGTTAAACAGTCCTAAATACTTAGAAGCTATGAAGAAGTATGGATATGATCCTAAGACTGGTAATCCTATTCCTGGTTTCCAACATCCGAATCCAAAACTATGGGTAGGGTTTGACAGTGCCACTTCAGGACGGGGAACTCAACCAACTGACCCTAATGCCGCTACTTCAGGAGGCACTGATGCTAAAAGTAAAGCGTCGGCTATCAGTAAGGCTATCAGTGGAGCAGGAACAGACGAACAGGCCGTGTACGGTGTATTAGATACAATTAAAAATGCAGAAGAATTTAATCAAGTTGCAGCATCCTACAAAACACTCTGGGGAGGGAGTAGAGAGTTAGGCCAAGAACTTGCAGGCGATTTTAGTGGTTATGATCTAGTTATGCTAAATCAAAGATTGATGAAAATTGGATTAATTTTGAATACGCAAGGCCAAATAGTTCCAAGAAAAGCCGCAGCAGAATCAGTAGAACTAGATACAATTAAGTTTTTATCAGGACTCAAATAAAAAAGCGCCGAGGGGCGCTTTTTTAATGCCAACTACCTTGAAAACAATGTCTTACTTCATGTCCAAGTGTGTGCATGTTTAACTGTTTTGAAGTATAGATATCACAACGGTTACCATTAAAAAAACTACAAGCCTTCACTGACCAACTAATTCCGCCATATCCACGCTTCTTAGATTCTGTATCACAGGTCTTTTGAACATTATCTACTGGAAACCACTGAATAGTAGAGTTAGTAGTATAGTTATTGTTAGTGCTAAACAGTGCATTTGGATCATCATTAAAAGCATGACCGGTAGTTGTATAAAAAGCAAGCACAATCAACGATACAGTTTTTTTCATAAAGTCCACCATAGTTCGTTTAAGAAGTTTGTATTATACATGATTTTGATATCGAATACAATATTTTTGGTTAAATATCGATTTACATAATTACAATATGCTGAAAACATTAGAATCCATAGATACAGAACCGTTGTTAAATTGTTACTATAAATTAGAACCAGAAATAAGTTGGGTAGTATCAAATTGGAGTCAACAAACTGGGATTCAATATAGACGAGATGCTGTTAGTCAAACTGAACCTTGCGAAAGTCTTAAAAACGGACGAACAGAATGGGACTACTGTTTTTTACACGACATTTATAAAAACACAATTATTGAAGAATTAGTAACCAAATATAACTTATTTAGAACTAGGCTAATGTGGGTAGAACCAAAAAGTTGTTATACTATTCACAAGGATCATTCTACTAGAATACACGTACCGATTATAACCAATCCAGGCGCACTTTTTGTTTTTAGAAAAGGCTTTATGTTTAATTTAGAAGCAGGCAAAATTTATTGGACTGATACAACACTCGAACATACTTTTGCCAATTTCAGTGAACATCCAAGATTACATTTGGTTGGTTGCATAAAATAAAACAGTTGACATTTACTTTTTAATAACATATAATTACTCAGTCTAGGCAAGGAGAAAAACTATGGCAAGAATGTATGGACCAGAAGAAAAAGCTAAACTTGAAAGATTAATCAACGAAGGCTTTCAAGTACTTAGAGAAGTTGAAGATCTGCAAGAAGGATTGAAAGAAACTGTTAAGGCAGTTGCAGAGGAACTAAATATTAAACCTTCAGTAATCACAAAAGCAATTAAAATTGCACACAAGGATAACTGGAAGGTACACGAAGAAGAGTGGGAAGAAGTTGAAGCTATACTTGGTATAACCAATAATCTTCCTAAAGACTAATAAGAAGGTTGTTCCAGCCATAAATGGATCTGTTGGTATTTGCGAGCCGAAAATCGCATAGGAGATATATTTGTACGTAGACGCTTATTTTGATAGAGATTCTGATGTCATCAAAATAGTAGAAAGAAACAACAAGGGAAAAAGAGAATTTAAAGATTTTCCAGTTCGTTATACTTTTTACTATCCCGATCCTCGTGGTAAATTTACAAGCATTTACGGAGACCCGCTGTCTCGCGTAGTTTGTAGAAATTCAAAAGATTTCCGTAAGGAAATGGCTATCCACAGTAATAAAAAACTTTATGAAGCAGACATCAATCCAGTATTTGTATGTCTTAGTGAGAACTACCTTAATCAAGATGCACCAAAACTAAACATTGCATTCTTTGACATCGAGGTAGACTTCGACCCTGAAAGAGGATACAGTACTCCGGAAGATGCTTTTATGCCTATTACGGCAATCACTGTATACTTAAAATGGCTTAATCAATTAATCACTTTAGCTATTCCACCTAAAACTTTAAAAATAGATCAAGCTAGAGATCTTATTAAAGACGTACCTGATACACATCTTTTTGAAAACGAAGGAGATATGTTAGAAACATTTCTTGATCTTATCGAAGATGCAGACATTTTAAGTGGATGGAACAGTGAAGGATATGATATTCCTTATACTGTTAATCGTGTTACTCGTGTACTAAGTAAGGAAGATACTAAAAGATTCTGTCTGTTCGGACAGTATCCTAAAAAACGAGAATACGAAAAATACGGTAAATCTGCCGTGACCTATGATCTGATAGGGAGAGTTCATTTAGACAGTCTTGAACTTTATAGAAAATACACCTATGAAGAAAGGCATTCTTATAGACTTGATGCTATTGGAGAAATGGAAGTCGGTGAAACCAAGACTGTTTATGAAGGTACCTTAGATCAATTATACAACAATGACTTTCATAAATTTATTGTCTATAACAGACAAGACGTAGCACTACTGAATAAACTAGACAATAAACTAAAATTTATAGATCTAGCCAACACACTTGCACATGAATGTACTGTGTTACTGCAGACTACTATGGGTGCAGTAGCAGTTACAGAGCAGGCTATCATTAATGAAGCACATCAACGTGGCTTTCAGGTGCCTAATAGACCAAGGCGTGATGAAGATGAAGATACACAAGCAGCAGGTGCTTATGTTGCATATCCTAAAGAAGGCTTGCAAGACTGGGTTGGTTCATTAGATATTAACAGTCTTTATCCTAGTGCTATTAGAGCATTAAACATGGGTCCGGAAACTATTGTTGGACAACTAAGGCCTGTATATACAGAAACATACGTCCATGAACAAATGACTCTTAAAAAGAAATCATTTGCAGCAGCATGGGAAGGCATGTTTGGTAGTTTAGAATTTGAATCTGTAATTAAAAAAGACAAAGCGACGGCTATCACTATTGACTTTGAAAACGGTGAAGAAGTTGTCATGAGTGGTGCAGAAATTTATAAATTAATCTACGACAGTAATCAACCGTGGATGATGTCTGCAAATGGAACTATTTTTACCTATGAAAAAGAAGGTATTATTCCAGGTTTGTTAAAGCGTTGGTATGCAGAACGTAAAGAAATGCAGGCTAAACTTAAAGAGTGTATAAATGCTAGTAACAAAATTGAAGAGGAATATTGGGATAAGCGACAGTTGGTTAAGAAGATTAATCTTAATAGTTTGTATGGTGCTATTCTTAATCCTGGCTGTAGGTTTTTCGATAAAAGAATCGGTCAATCAACGACGCTTACCGGACGGCAAATTGCCAAACACATGGCAAGTAAAGTCAACGAAATAATTACTGGAGAATACGATCATGTTGGAAAAGCTATTATCTACGGCGATACTGATAGCTGTTATTTTTCTGCTTATCGGTCGCTTAAAAAAGATATTGACTCGGGCGCGATCCCGTGGACCAAAGAAACAGTAGTACAGCTTTACGATCAGATTGGCCAAGAGGTAAACAATACATTTGCCGGATTTATGGAAAATACATTTCATTGTCCTAAATCCAGAGGCGAAGTAATTAAAGCTGGTCGAGAAATTGTTGGTTCAAAAGCATTGTTCATTACTAAGAAACGTTATGCAGTATTGTATTACGATAAAGAAGGCAAGCGCACAGACACAGATGGAAAGCCTGGTAAGATTAAAGCCATGGGTCTGGATCTTAAACGTAGCGATACGCCAGAATTTATTCAGAACTTTCTGAGCGATGTACTTGAAAAAGTATTAACAGGTGCCAATGAAGAACAAGTGCTAGAGCATATTTCTAAATTTAGGACTGAATTTAAATCTCGTCCTGGTTGGGAAAAAGGTAGTCCAAAACGTGCTAACAATATTACTGACTATGAAGCTAAAGAAAAGCGGCAGGGTAAAGCTAATATGCCTGGACATGTTCGTGCAAGCATAAATTGGAATACGCTAAAGCGTATGTACGATGACAAATATTCTATGCAGATTGTCGACGGAATGAAAGTCATTGTATGCAAATTAAAAGAAAATCCATTAGGGTTTACATCAGTAGCTTATCCTACAGATGAACTACGATTGCCTAAGTGGTTCCAGGAGCTGCCATTTGATCATTTAGAAATGGAAGCAACTATTATAGATAACAAGCTAGAAAACTTAATCGGGGTCCTAAATTGGGATGTTCGATCAACTGAACAAAATAATACGTTTAACAATTTATTTGATTTTAGTTGAAAATTCTAAATACAATCAGAAAAGGAAAATAAAATGAAAGATATTTTAACAGACATCGTAGCACATACACATAGCCTGTCTATTTTACCTTTGGTAAAAATTACAGGAACTGAGACTGAGACTGCCATTGAAGCAATGGCTGAAGATAGATCAGTTATACTCTCTGCAAAATCACATGAGCCGGTTGAAGAGTTCCAAGGAGTTTTTGGAATGCCTAATCTTGATAAACTAAAACTTCACTTAAACTATGAGGAATACAAAGAAGATGCTAAAATCGAATTAACTAGAGCTGTGCGTAATGGCGAAGAAATTCCAACAGGCATTCACTTTGAAAATACAACTGGTGACTTTAAAAACGATTATCGTTTTATGAACGCCGACATTATTAACGAAAAACTTAAAACAGTTAAATTCAAAGGGGCCAATTGGGATGTTAGTATTGAACCGAGCATTAGTTCAATTCAAAGACTAAAGTATCAAGCTCAAGCACATAGTGAAGAGTCGACTTTCCAAGTAAAAACTGAAAACAACAATTTAGTGTTATTCTTTGGTGATGCAGGCACTCACGCAGGAAGCTTTGTATTCCAATCAGATATAGAAAGTAAACTAAAACAGACATGGGCATGGCCAGTGTCGCAAGTGTTAAGTATTTTAAATCTAAGCGGAGACAAAAAACTGATGATTAGCGATGCTGGAGCTATGATGATCAGTGTAGACAGTGGTCTGGTAAACTACAACTACATTCTCCCAGCACAGACAAAATAAGGGATAACGATGACATTCGTATTAAACTATGTTAAAGATCATATTCCTCAAATGGAAATGATTGGAGTAGTAATGCGTATTATAAGTTTTACATTAGTATCATGGTTAGGGCCAGCAAGTCCTTTTATGTTTGTTTGGATTTTTAACACTATAGATGCTGTACTTTTAACGTATTGTGCAACTATAAAGAAAGACAAAGCATATACACTTTTAAATGGATTTTGGATCATAGTTGGTCTAATTGGAATTGCTAGGGCAGGAGGATTGTTATGAGTGGAATGAGAGAAAAAGATCAAGCAGATTTTGATTTAGAGACATTTGTGGACTTATTTGATACAGCGATGAGTTCAGATAATCCAGCAGTACAACGTGCATTAAAGAATCTGATTCTTATTAGTGCTATGGTTAATGCGCAAAATGATCCTAGTGGTTTGACTAAAGGACCACTACGTAGAGTAGTCGAAGATATGAGACATCTAAGTAGAAGAATAGAGCAACTGGAAAGTGCAGGCGCATATAGATCTACATATACTACAAAAACTACTACAGGTACTGGAACTCCATACACGCCTAATCAGACTCAGTGGCCTAATGTATTGCCTGGAACTATTCCCCCTGGAACTATAATTGGTGGGCAAAGTATCAGTGGTGGTCCTAGTAATCTAGCAGCAACTAGTCAAATAGATGTTAAAGTAGGCAATTTATTAGATAAGTTAGAATTAAAATGAATAAAAATTTAACTGCATCTCAAAACGATTATGCATATTTTTTGCCGGCAACTAGCGGGTTTTACGCAACCTTTATTGGTAAGCAACGGTACGGAAATTACGTTGACCCTGCACGTATTCCTAAAAGTTTTGTCAATGGTATAGAAAGTTTAAATTATCTTGAACCAGAAAAAGGATTATTTTATTATGATCACTGTCTGTATTCAGCAGGTCATGCTAACTTAGATCTTAACAAACAAGACGAAAGTGAAGACATGTTTCGTAATCGTGACCGCAGTACTTCATGGGTACTAGGTGACTCGGGCGGTTTCCAAATTGGTAAAGGTGTCTGGGAAGCAGATTGGAAAGATCCTAACTGTCCTAAAGCACAAAAGAAACGCAGTCAAGTGTTAAATTGGATGGATACACTTATGGACTACGGTATGTGCCTTGATATTCCAGCATGGGTCGCTCGTAGTCCGGAAGGACAAAAGGCTACCGGTATTACTACATATGCAGAAGCAGTGCAAGGAACGTATATCAATAATGATTACTTCGTAAACAACAGAAATGGTAATTGTAAATTCTTAAATGTTCTGCAAGGCGAAAATCACGCAGATGCCGAAGATTGGTATCAGCGTATGAAAAAGTATTGTGACCCTAAGCAGTACAGTGACCGTGCATTTAACGGTTGGGCCATGGGCGGTCAAAACATGTGTGATATACATCTAGTTCTAAAAAGAATCAACTCTTTAAGATTCGACGGCTTGCTAGAAAAAGATCAACAAGACTGGATGCACTTTTTAGGAACCAGTAAACTAGAATGGGCTACCTTACTAACTGATTTACAACGTGCTATAAGAAAACACCATAACGAAAACTTTACTATATCATTTGACTGTGCAAGTCCATTCCTTGCAACCGCAAACGGTCAAATTTATGTTCAAACAGAAATCGAAGATAGAACTAAATGGGTATATAGAATGGTTCCGTCAGTTGACGACAAAAAGTATGCCAACGATACTAGACTATTCAAAGACGTAGTGATCCAAGATGCAGTTTTTGAAAATTTTGAATCTAGTCCAATTATTGATCAATGTAGTATAAAAGATGTATGTATATATGCACCTGGTGATTTAAACAAAATTGGTAAAGAAGGCAGTACTAGTTGGGATTCATTTAGCTATGCCATTCAAATGGGGCATAATGTTTGGGCGCATATTAATGCTGTACAAGAAGCCAATCGGCAATATGATTTGGGGAAAATTCCGTCAATGTTAGTTGACGAACGCTTTGATAGAGTTTATTATAAGGACATTGTTAACGAAATATTTTCTACAAGCGACAAAGGAAAGTCAGATAAAATCATTGAAGATTATTCCAAATATTGGATGAGTATTATTGGCACTAGAGGAGCAACAGGAAAAAGAACTGTAAACGCTCATACCTATGCAGATAAACTATTCGATATTGACGCCAACGTTGCTAATATTAAAATTCCTAAACTAACCGAACCTGTTCAAACAACCTTTGATACATTATTTGAATGACTTTACCAGACGAAAGATTTCGAGCTGTGCTTAGAACAAGAGAGCTTTTAGTAAACTTGTGTAACCCGCAGCATACTCCCCGAGTTCCTAAAATTATCAGAGATGAAGCAAGATGGTGTCTACGACACTATCCTGATCATTACGATATGAATAAAACATCTCAAACAAGTCCGGATATTTTTCAAGAAAGAATGGAACCTGTAACTAAACTTTTTAAACAGTACGAGGAAAGTAAAAATGATCACAATTAAAGATTTTATGGAAGTTGTTGATTACCGTATCACCGAAGGTAGTCAATACATGTGGAAATGCTACGGTTCCGATGCTTATAGATTAGACTCATGGAACGGTGACCACGACGGACATAGTGTTAGTATTGTATTCGATACCAAAACTCAAGAATTTTATGAAGTTAGTGTATATGATTATAAAAATCAACGTGCCTACAGATTAATTAATCCCAATTATAAATTTGCACACGACGACGAAGCTAGTAGTCGTGGTGTTGATCTTAATCAAGCATGGGACGATGTTAATTACACTGATTTGGATATTGCTGAAGATTTCTTAGAAAAGGCCGAGGCCATTGTTAATGGACAACCTTATGATGAAAGAGTAATGATTGAACTTGACTTACCAGAGAATTTAATGCTAAAATTATACGAGTTAGCACACAAACAAGACATTACACTCAATCAATTAGTTGAAAACATTATTAAGTTCGAAATAGAAAATAGAAAAAATGCAGCGTAATTATAAAGACGGTATTAAAAACGATGTAAATTTTTTCATCGGAAATGAAGTTGAACACACTCCTGCATTCGGAATGCGTACAATGTTTGTTACTGGAGTACACAACATAGACGATATAGAAAATATCGTTAATGAAGAAAATTCAAAACTAGATAGATCATATCACATCAAGCATATTTTCTTTGGGGCTAATCATAGTTTCAATCCTCAAACATACGAGGAACATAAATTATGGGAAGAAATGATATTTTATTTCCTCAGAAAAGATTATCTGTGTTCTCTTGATATTCCTATAAATCAAGTAGAGGAATTCCATGAATCAGGTTACTGTGAATATGATAATTTTATTCCTCAAATTCGTGTGCCGATTCCATATATAAAACTATGGAACTATAACACAATGGTTAAAATTGATGATAAAGATTTTAAAGCAACTAATCCTGGCGTATGGTCACACAGTCTACATACGCTAATGAATCGTAACAAATTTACAGACTGGTCGCAATACAATAATGACGAGATCGTTAAATGATTATTAAACAAGATGTACGTCCAAATAAAATGATTTGGGTTACCTTTCGTAAGGAAGGGATCCATTGTTACCCGGCAGCAGCCACAGACACTAACCTAGCAACAGGAGATGAATATGATGTATCGTTCCTTGCTCATCCTCACCGTCATATTTTTCACTTTCGTGTGTGGATCAGCGTTACTCATAACGACAGAGATATCGAGTTTATCCAATTTAAAAGATGGCTTGAAAAATTGTATAATAGCGAACAAGCTGTATTGTCGCTAGATCATAAAAGTTGCGAAATGATGTCAGATGAATTGTATGACATGATTTCCAATAAGTATCCAGGCAGAGAAGTTTGGATTGAAGTCTCCGAAGATGGAGAAAATGGTAGTTTTATCAAATATTAATAATTAACAACTAAGGAAAAATATGTCTCAAGAACGTCTTAAAAAATATTTTGTTATGAAACCTGAAGTAACAAAAATTTTCGATGATCTAGAAGCTTATCATAATTTTTGCAGATTCGAATTGCTGCCTTTTAATCCGGCAGATCTATATAACAAATCAAGCACTATCTGGAATCAATATCTGCAATCAACTAGACCTCGTAGATGGAAAAACGACAGACCTGGATCATATAACGGTCATAAAAAACACTATACAAGATAATGACAGTCTATATAGTAGATCTTGAGGCAGTAGAAACAAGGTATACTGCCCAATGGAAATCTCATTTACCTAGTATTTTAAAAAAGAAAGGTTATGATGTTCAAGTTATATCTGGCCCTGAGGATATTCCTAGTGCCACTACTCCTGGCGCCTTCCTTAATTTTGGCGGCACTAATGTCTATAAGTCTCGTCAAACTGAAGAGATTAGTAGACTGTTTACTACCGGTAAGATAAAATCATTTGATCACTTTGTGTTTACTGATGCCTGGCATCCCGGTATCATTAATTTAAAGTATATGAGCAGTCTGCTTAGTGTTCCAATTAAGATACACGCACTATGGCATGCCGGCAGTTATGACCCTCAGGACTTCTTAGGTCGTCTAATTGGTAACGAACCTTGGGTAAGACATGCCGAGAAGTCATTTTTTTATGCTATTGATTATAATTACTTTGCTACAAACTTTCATATTGATATGTTTGTACGCAATTTATTGAACAACGGGCTGACGGAAAATCCATGGCTAGAAGATGATTTGCAGGATGCGTTAAAGGGTGATTGGCCTAATGTTGTACGCACAGGATGGCCTATGGAATATTTTCATGACATTTTCACACAATATCAAGGAATGCCTAAGCGTGATTTAATTCTCTTTCCTCACAGACTGGCTCCCGAGAAGCAGGTCAATATTTTTAGAGATTTAAAAGAACTGTTACCACAATATGAATTTGTAATTTGTCAAGAACAAGAATTAACAAAAAACGAATATCATAACTTATTAGGCGAAGCTAAGATTGTGTTTAGTGCTAACCTACAAGAAACCCTAGGCATCAGCTGTTATGAAGGATGCGTACTCAATGCTATTCCTATGGTTCCAGACAGACTTTCATATACAGAAATGTATTTTGACACATTCAAATATCCTAGCAACTGGACAGATACTTGGGACAATTATTTGGACCATAGGCAAATGTTGGTAAAAACAATAATAGATCATATGACTTTTTACGAAACTAGACTGCCAATGTTGCATAAACAAACGGAGGCATTACGTGAGCAATACTTCGCAGGAACCAATTTATACAATAACCTTAGATGAACTTGAGCCGTTAAAGCCCGAGGACATTACTGTTACTTGGGATATGAATAGTCTTCCAAGTTTGACTACATCAGACATTATAACATTAACAGGTACACCTTATAATTCAGGATCTTATACAATAGGCAATATAGAAACAGTAGATTTATCTGGTATTGATTCTTTTACTACTTTTAGTAATTTTTATAAAGACGAGTTTGATGGTAGATTTCCAGATTACGAACGTGTTCAAGAAATGTGTAAAGAATATCCTGGACTGGAAATCGCATATCGAAAATTTAAAGAAGTTTATAAAATGGTTAAAGAAGATTTTGACGGAAAAGAAAGAGAACGTAAAGGATACAAGTAGTATGACGACGTTTACTATACCTACCACAACTACTGGCCAAATTTATGTGTCTGCTGGTAACGGTGGAAGCGGTGGAACAGGTTCGTTTACTACAAGTACAAGTACAACTACTCAATTCAATAACAGTAAGGGCAAACCTGTTATGGAAATTCCAAATAGCGACGACCCTAGTATCAAAATTAACGGCAGAATAGAATGGAATGGTGAAGACCTCCATAATAGATTAAAACGAATAGAAACTATGTTGAACATTCCTACAAGAGATGTTATAATGGAAGAGAAGTATTCAAAACTTAAGAAGATTAATGATGAATACAACAAAGCGTTAGCAGAATATAAAACTTGGGAAACTTTAAAGGGGTCAAAATGATTGAACAATTAATAACAGATCAAGCTGCATGGAAGCTTCGGTTAAAAATTAACGACTGTGTAAAGCCAGACGGCTTTAACCATCTTATGTTTACTGGAGAACAGTATAACGACGAAGGTGAATTAACTAATACTAGCACTTACGATTTTTTCCTTAGCAAAGAGGAAATTGGAAAGCTTTGGACAACCTTAGCAAACGGTGTACGATGAAAAAAATTTACTTAACTTGGAGAAACGTTCAAGGACACGTTCTTGAACTAGCTAAACAAATTAACAATGATAATTGGCGTCCGGATTATATTGTAGGTATTACAAGAGGAGGTGCTGTTCCAGCAGTAATGCTTAGTCAATATCTTGATGTTCCTATGCGACCATTACAGGTCAGTTTACGCGACGGTGGAGATTGTGTCAGCGACTTAGGTATGGCCGAAGATGCATTTGGTTATGTTCCTGAAGAAGTACGAGGGGAGTCAGGTACTCAAACTGATCCTGCTTATCGAAAAAAAATTCTTATTGTTGACGACATCAACGACACCGGTGCTACTATAGCGTGGATTAAGAAAGATTGGCCTAGCGGATGTTTACCAAATCACTTTGCTTGGGATACTGTTTGGAACAATAATGTTCGTTTTGCTGTAATTCATAATAATCTTGCCAGCAAAGAAGAAGTAGATTACTCAGCTAATGAAATTAACAAGGCTGAAGAGGATTGCTGGATAGTATATCCTTGGGAGAACTTTTGGCGTGGATAATAAAGAACTAGATCGTTTCTGCTGTAATTGGGATATTCAATTGAGGCCTAGTTCACGCACTATTAGAAAGGCTAAACCACCACAGGTTAGCACTTATCAGGATGCACATGATTTTTATTTTGCTACAGAAGATTTAGAGTGTTATGATATTCTAATACCTAAAGATAACTTTCATGCCTTAGCCGAAATTGATCAAAGAATGAATGACGTAATTGTTAAATCTCGTGGAGATCAAGATTACATCAATCATATAAAGCGTAAAGAAATGATTGAGATTAAAGCAAGAAATAATAACCCTGCTGTTAAAAAGGCCTGGGATAATTATTCTACATTAATGAATATGGTTTGGAACGAGTATGCTGACAGATATTGAAAAGGCCTTAAATGAAAAAAGAGCACCGTGGACAGAAAT